CTAAGAATTTAGGGCAAGTAGCTGTATTATCGTAATCGTAATCTAGTTTTGTCCGTAAAAATAAGTCCTTGTGATTACCTGAGTTAAACTGTTGCGTTTCAGGATCGAGTATTCCATTTTTAAAAGGAATAAATCGTCTGCCCTTGCTCCAAATTGCAGTTCTACCTCCATCGATGGAGCGGAGCATTTTGGCTTTAAGTATCTGATATACAGACGAGACGGTAGCTGCGTTGTACTTCGGAAGCACACCGGCAGTAACAAATGTATCTAACGTCTTTACAATTCGACGCTTTATGTGCTGATCATCTTGTAAGTACCAAATGCCTTGGTCTTCGTCATAAGTAAAGAACTCATCTAATGTAGAGTCAAATAAGAAACGATCGCCATAGTTGTTTACTATTACGTCTGCAATATCATTCTCCGAGAACTGGCGATTGTTCTGTTGAAGATTAATTAATTGGGCTGGTGTTTCTGGCGTGGTAACCATAGAAATAGGAGGAGGGGAAGTAAGTGTTTCTTGAGGCTTGTCGTCTGAAAATATATCAAAAGCTAGAATCGAATTTACTGGTTTAGCTCGTTTGCTTTTGATATCATTTTTAACTTGGTCTGGGCAGAATTGTTCAAAGAGATCAAGGTGGTGAGACTTAATCTTTTTCCAAGGAGCTAAATCCCCGTTCTCAGCAGCTATTGAAATTGCTGGTTTCAGTGAAGAAGAATCGGAAATACTGGTCAGGATTCGATTGAATTTGCCGTCTAGCTCAGGGGCGTAGTCATACAGAGCATAGAACGCACGGTGTGCTATGTCAAGTGGTGTTTCTCTTGTTGGAATTTTAGCTTCCTTAAGCCAGTTACACCAACCGATTATCTCTTTCAAAGCCATCGCCATTGCGAAAGAGCGGTCTTCTACCTGGGTGCCTTCGAGTATTTCTCTTACCGCATTGCTGACTAACTTGCTGATATACACTCCAGTGTCGGCGTAATCTAGTTTTAAAGCCTCATCTGGATCGGATTCATTTTGTTTTTCTTTTGGTATTCGAGCGTAAGCGATGTAAGCTTCGTCTATTTTTAATGCGGGGATGTACTTGTCGGTTACACAGATAAGATCTTCTCCTTCTTTGGAGCCATAAAAAAGATTGACGGTCAGCGTGGCCCTACGATCTGACCCTGGTATCTGCTGTGAGATTTGGCGGGTAAACCATTGAAAAAAGTCTGGATCAATTATGGTTTTTTCTAAACCAAAAACTAATCTAAATCGAGGCCACCCGTCTGCGGAGCTCGGAGAGTAATAAGCGGAAGACAGATACTTTTTACAAATATCTAGTTCTAGAGCTTCAGCAACAGTTAGTTCTTGTTTTTGTATCTTATCGCCTTCTTCTGTTTTACCGTCGAGTTGGTTATCGATGTCTACGATTATTAAACCGGCTTGGATACAGCCTGTCTTCTCTTTTACACGTTTCCCATCTACCAGATGCCAAGCGCAGAGACCCAAACTGTCCTTGACTTTCTCAGATATAAAATTTATATCTTCATTAACAGCCACCCAATTTTCGTTGAATGCTTTAAAATTCCCACCTTGACTTAACTTGCCTGTCTTTGGGTTTAAATATTTCTTAACCTCTGAGTTCAGGGAGCAAACAAATCGCATGGCATAACCTCGTCTTACTATTTTGACACGTGGTCTTGCCTTAGGCCACGGGTAACTTGGAAATTGAGCTTAAACTTGTTCGTAATATTTCTTTAAAACCTCAAGCCACTGTCTCTTATCTATCTCTAACTCGCCCGCTCCAAAAGTAAATATCTGAACAGAGTACTCTGGCACTGGCGTGGAAACAATTATACGAGTCTTGTCTATTTTAATTCCTAAACAATGTTCAGCCGCGATCGTATAAGCAGCCAATTGTAACTTTGTTTTCTTAAGTTTAAAAACACCGCTTACTAAAGCTTTACGAGTTTTTTCATCTATATCACTCTTTGGTTTAGGAAATCTATAACTGTAAGGACCTGCGGATGTCTTAAAGTCAGCTAGTATGCATTCACCGTTTTGGTCCTTATAGATTATGTCTGGGCACCCTGCATATCCGTGATCTGTTTCTTTATCGTAAAAATGAATTCTTCCTATGCCGTCATCTCCTACGAATTTTGACCACTGAGGTTGATTGTAGGGTTTTTCTGACCATAGCACTTTGCTATCTAATAAAAGCTCATCAAGCTTTTCTGGTAGATCATCCCAAAATGGGAGGAGATCTTTTGGAGGTTTTACAACCAAACCTCTGATATAGTTTTCAACCGCACCGTGGACCCAAGAGCCTCGCGCTGCTGCTGCGTCTGCGACTCCTGGATTTAAAACGTTCCAATGAGCTAATTTTTTCTGCGTGTCTTCTGTTTGTGTAGCAGATAAAACGCTTGTTACAGAAGGGAGAGGTCTAGAAACCCCAGCGCAGTTGTAGTGTCTTAAGCCGTTTAAAGTTAATCGAGTTTGGGACACAATTTTGTGTCGAATTAACCAAACTCTAGCTTACTTTGATTAAAAAGCGTTAACTGGGCGACGAGGAGCATTGGAGTTATTTGTGTTCTCGTCATCATCCTCTTCTTCATTCTCCTCATCCTCGTCTTCTACTTCCTGATCTATAAAGAACTCTGATTTTTGATAATCGAATTCACGTGTCCTGTTGTCTAGTTCGTCCGTAAGACAGATACCGGCCATAAAGCTCTCTACGACTATATCTGCACACTCTTCCGCAGTTCGTCCGGAGCCGTCAGGTCCTACGCATTCTTGCAAAAGTTGATTCGATACAGAGAGAGCACAGAGTCTATCAAGTTTATTGTTTACTTTTGTCAAATGGTCCAGAACAGATTTCTGAAAGAGCTCGAATTTCTCACTACGTGATGTCATGCTGGTAACTCTGGGAGTGCCCCGATGTTTTCCCAATTTACTGCGTAACTCATCATCGTGCCATCCATCCACTTATCTGGCTTTTGGAAGACGAACCAGCAGGCAGTGACTGAGTCTTTAGCCGAGCCTACCGATCTAAATTTTGGCCGTGGCGACAAGACGACCAGGTTAGAGAGCTTGTTTTTTAATAAGAAGTTCCGTCTTTTTGCTACAGGTTCTAAGAAAGATAACCTATCTAAAAACGCAACACCGTTTACTGCAATCGACATACCGTACTCCAATATGTATTCACTATATTCTTTTAAGCCCATTGTCGAGCAAACGATCCAATCGTAATTCCTCTCACGCATAGAGACCCACCAAATTGGGTCCACTAAGTTTGATGGGTCTTCGTTTGTCGTGACCGTGCACCTGTGTTTCTGAAGCTGAGCACTCAACGTCTTGTTAGGATCGTGCGGCACTAATATGTTGCCCGACACATACGTGTGCTTGAGCAGTGTGTGCGTTACACCATCTGGAATCACATAAAAGTCATCCATGAGGATCTCGTCGGAAGTCATAGTGTACTGAAATAAGGGTTGTCTGTCTATAGAGGTGATGTTAGAGTTAATACAAGTCAGATTTAAGCCATGCTGAATCTAAGTTGGCTTGATGCAGAACAGAGTTTTCTGCATCAACGTGTTCTCATGCAAGCTAAAAAGCTAGATAGAGAACAGCTTTTAGAGATTTTTGAAGAAGTGCATAGACAGCATCTTTTACATAAACGATTTTTTTCTGGTTTAGTTTGTTGGTGTGTTAAAAACGGGATTACTCTTCCCCCGTTGACTGATCTTTTAGTGCCTCGTGAGATAGATCGGCGTTCGATTAAAGAGGATGTTAAATGTGAACCCACGACTGATGAGCAATGATTCTGTTTATTTGAGACTTACTCATACCATATTTAACCTGTAACTCTCTCTGAGTCTTACCTTCTTTGTACTCTCTGCGCATAGCTAATACGTTTTCTTCTGTTAACACGGCCATTGGATGATTTGATCCTCTTGACGAAGCATTCTTTAAGTCGTAGGGATTAATAAGTTTTTTTCCGTGCGGGATGAGTAATATCTCCTCCGTGGAAAATTTAAGATTACACATTGGACACAACCGTCTTCTGGTTTTTCCGTTACTTTTCTGACGAACGTAAATTACTTGTGTACTTATGCAAGTACATTTGGGGTTTGGACAGAACATTTGCCTTGTAATAAAAAAGCGCCGGGAGTGCCGGCGCTAGGTTTGCTCCAACAAAAACTATAGTCTAAAAATCTACGCCTAGTGCCTTCGCTTGCTCCTCCGTGAGTTCTACTGCTTTTTTACGTTTTGGCTGTGGGGGTTCAGCCTTTATAACAATCGCGTCTTCCGATGCGGGGGCAGCGACTGGAGAGAACATGCGGGGTTTAGGTGAGCCTTCTATCTCTGGTCGAGCAGCAGCGAACTGTGCTTTGATTGAAATATGATCAGACCCAAGAGGTAATTCAACTAAGTCAGAGCCTGGGATATGTGACTTTAAGCAATGCACAGTTGAATCAGAACCCGTGGTTCCTAACCAGTCAATTATATCTTTAACTAGCTTCTCTTCTTCTTCGTTTTGTGTAGGGCGATCTTTAAACTCGAGAGCATTAAAGTTTATTTTCGCTCCGTCAGCTCCAGTTACTGGATCTCGTTCGTTAAAGGAACGAGTGACAAATTTACTTGAAGTAATTATTGAAGCACAGTTAATTCTGTTATTGTAAAGAGTTTGAAAATAAGCTATAAAGTTCTTCTGACTTGACTTACCAGAAATCATAGAGGTCGTTACGCAGCGCGGAGGTAACAAGCGATGTTTTGGAGTAACACCTATGTACGCGATACGAATAAATTCTTCTTGATTTCGCATTCCAATATTGCCATAGAAAGGAGTAAATCCTAAAAGGATGAACTCAATTGGAATCCCGTTGTCGTTGGCATCGATGATAGCTGAATCAGAATCTACATCTGATTTCCATCGTCGAGCTTGTAAATCAATTCGTAGTGTGTGAGGTGGAACGTTGGCGAGAATTTCTTCTTCGGAGAATTGGCTAGCAATAAAGACCATGATTAGATACCAGAATTACAGGGAGAAGTCGATTGATCCAATAGCCGCCGCTGCAACTTTACCTTTTTCAGGGTCAGCTGCTTTTTTAGGTGCGGGCTTGGAGGATTTGGGTAAGTAAAGAATCTTATCCAGTGTGTAGTTTAGGTAGCTCTTGTCGTCTTTTTCGCTCGTGGATACCTTACCCACAGCAATTGTTGGCGTTCCAGGAGCTAGATCAGACAACTGTTTTGACAACTCTGCCCATGCTGTGAGCTTGAACCAACAAGTTTCAGAATTTTCTGCTTGCCACGCCAAAGACCGATTGGTTACTGTCGTATCAGAAAGTTCTACTTCATCTGCTTTAGGTCCAAGACCCCCGGCAGCGATAAAGAGGTTTATTGCAAGCAGGTCATCAAAGTTATCTTTGGATACTACAAGCATCGGTTGCATCTGCAGCACCCCGTCGACGGTCGATCTCGTGGGACCGATCGCTAAAACAGACTCATTTTTTTGTAGCTGTTGTAAAAGTTTACCAACATAGTGATCTTTGTTTTGTAGTAGTTGAACCTTTGTGTTAACTCGTCTGTCGTTCGACGGAAGAGCTTCGGCTAAGACGTTGATTGTTTGTTCGTCAATTTGAGCAGGGTCTGTAATTTTCAGACCCAACAGAAAGATGTTCATTCTTGAGTTTCCGATAGATGGTTGAACGGTGTACCTTTAGAGCCTTAGCTGCTTGGCTTACGCCAGCGCCTTGACCCATAAAGGCTAGGAGCATTTGCACGTCACCGCCAGTTAATTTTGAATTTTTTCCGAATCGATATGAAAAGTGATATGGGTTTATACAAGATTTACAGGAACAGCTTGGGCGTGCAGTAGCACCTTCTTTTGGTATATCTAAGTATTTAAGAATTAAACTTCGTACGTAGTAACGTTGCTTAAAAACGTAAAGACAGGGAACATTATTACTAAACGTTTCTGTCCAAGGTACGCAGACTTTATAGTCGAATAAGTTTAAAGCAAGTTTCTTAAATAGAGTTGAAAGATGATTTTGCTTGCAAGCTCCATAGTTTAAATTAAATGAGCTTGCATCAAGAGATCTGCAGATATCCTCAGCCTGCGCC